TATATCAGAAAGGCACACCAATGCATGTTCGTGGCGCCTTGTTGTATAATAATCTATTGAAGAAAAACAAACTAAAGAAGTATGAATCAATAAGTGATGGTGATAAGATTAAGTTTATTCAATTGATAGAGCCCAATCCGTTGAGAGAAAACATTATATCTTTTATCGGCACATTGCCAAAAGAGTTTGACTTGCACAAATATATTGATTATGATATTCAGTTTGATAAATCGTTTCTAGAACCTTTACGATTTATTGTTAATGCAATCGACTGGAGTTTTGAAAGACAGTCAACACTAGATGAGTTTTTCTAATGACAGACGAACAACTAAAAGATTTTATGGAATATTTTAAAGACAACTTGCCAGACCCCGAGCATTATCCTCACAAGGTAATGTGGTTAATGAAATGGTATCAATCAATAGTTTTGAGGAATAGAGAATGAAAGAAAACGCATTTACACACTATGTAAGAGATGAAGAACTGTATGGTCTTTTTAAGGATGCGGCTAGAGAAGATAAGTTGCCAATCTTAGACAACAAAACATTTGAAAGAATGAATAAAGAATACGGCAAAGATAAGATGCGAACAAATCTTGCCGACTATATTGCAACTGAACGCCCTGTGTTCCCACTAAAAGAAATAACTAAAGATAGAATGAGAGAGTGTTTTCATTCTTTACAAAAGTTTGATACTAGCACCATTTGTATTCCGAATGAACAAGTAGAAAAAACTGTATTTGAAAAATATGATGATTACAAATATAGTTATGAAGATTATGGACTTGGCCTGATTAATGGCGCTAGTACCTTCAACGATGTATCAAATCATTTCATGCAAGACTTACGACTAGAATGTGGTAGTTATGGTTTCAGAGCACCTAAAGAAGTTTGGGAAAATGGCTCTGCATACGACATATGGAAATGTTTCGGTCCTATCTGGCGTGGTATCAATGATGTTCAAAAAGTTATGATAGAAGGTAAAGAAGAACTCATGGGTGGTAAGTTAGATGAGAAAAGTTACATGTCTGCATTTAGACTAGGCACTTATATTGCAACACAATTTAAACCTGTCGTTGCCAAGGCAATCTATGATATAACAGAAGCAAAAACTGTACTCGATACAAGTTGTGGTTGGGGTGATAGACTTGCTGGTTTCTTTGCCTCAAACGCCGAAGAATATTATGGCTGTGACCCAAACCCAAATACATATCAGAGATATCAAGAACAAATAGCAACTTATAATAAGATGTTACCTAAACCTAAGAAAGTGCAAATATGGAATTGTGGTGCAGAAGATTTACCATATGATAAGTTGCCACCAATCGATTGTGCATTTACAAGTCCGCCTTATTTCTCAACAGAAGAATACAACAAAGGGGGCGAACTGGAAGAAAATCAATCTTGGTTTAAGTTTAACGAGTATGACAAATGGCGAGATGATTTCTATTTGCCAGTTGCAGAGAACACAATGAAGGTTTCTAAATATATGTTTGTCAATATTATGGACCCTAAGATACATGGTGTTCGTTATCGTTCAGGTGATGAACTTGTTGATAAATTGAAAGATAAGTTTCTTGGTCAAATCGGTATGAGAATCATGCAACGCCCACAAGGCAAGGCAGTATTCAATGACGAAGATGGTAAGTTTGATAAGGCAAAACTAGATGAACACATGAACAAAATGTTTATTGAGAATGTCTGGTGTTTCGGACCTGAATCAGACTTGTTTAAGAATTCAAGAGTGGCCACACTAGATGATTTTTTCTAAATATAGCTTGACAAAAGCAATCAAACAGAGTATAATACAATTATGTTAATCGTACACAAAAGACTAAAAACAGAACCAGATGCTGAATGGGACTTTCACGAACTATCTAGTGATAAGTTTCCTGGCGGGTTTGCAAGAGAATCAGATTGGGCAGTAAGATACAAAAGAAGAAACGATAGCCCAAAACACAAACATGAATACAAAGTGGAGTTAAGAACATGAGTGATTTTTTAAAAGATATAATTAAAGAAACAGGTAACGAATATGCAAGTCTAGTATCAGATGGTTCAACAGGCGATGTGAATGATTTTATTGATACAGGTTCGTATATTTTTAATGCGTTATTAGGTGGTAGTATTTACAGAGGTCTACCATCAAACAAGATTACTGCAATCGCCGGCGAAAGTGCAACGGGTAAAACATTCTTTGTACTTGGCATGTGTAAGAACTTTCTCGACCAGAATCCAGACGGCGGTGTAATATTCTTTGAGAGTGAGTCAGCAATTACAAAAGACTTGATTGAAGAACGAGATATCGACAGTAGCCGTATGGTCGTTATGCCAGTTACAACTGTGCAAGAATTCAGACATCAAGCAATTACTGTATTAGACAAATACATTGAACAAAAGAAGTCAGAAAGAAAACCAATACTACTTGTGTTAGATTCTCTAGGTATGTTATCGACTACGAAAGAGATGGAAGATACACAAGCAGGTAAAGAAACAAAAGATATGACAAGGGCACAAATTGTAAAAGCCGCCTTTCGAGTACTCACCTTAAAGTTAGGGAAAGCAGCCGTTCCCCTTATTATAACAAACCATACTTATGATGTGGTGGGCAGTATGTTCCCACAGAAAGAGATGGGTGGTGGGTCAGGATTGAAATACGCCGCTAGTAGCATTGTCTATCTTTCTAAACGCAAAGAAAAAGATGGTACCGAAATCATTGGTAACATCATTCATTGTAAGAATCATAAATCAAGATTGACCAGAGAGAACAAGATGGTTGATGTTCGATTAACTTATGACAAAGGTTTAGATAGATATTATGGTCTATTAGAACTGGCATTGAAACATGGCATATTCAAATCAGTATCTACACGAGTTGAGTTGCCAGATGGTACTAAGACTTTTGGTAAGACTATAAATAATAATCCTGAAAAGTATTTCACACCTGAGATACTTGAACAGTTAGATGCTGTTTGTGCAAAAGAATTTAAGTATGGAGACCACATTGAAGAAGAAGTCGAAGAATCAGTATCCGAAACCACACAAGACAACAACGCCTAAACACAACGAAGATTATGTCTTTGTAGAAAAAGAAGGTGAGGACTTTACAGGTCTAAAACTCATTAGTGGTCCATTCGCAAGTATAGTTTACAAATATGGTAATGTAGGATTCGCACCTGAATCTGAAGCAATCGATGGCGCATTACCTATGAAGTTTGATTATACAGTCATAGAAAATAGAATTGAGGCTGACACAGATAGTCAAGAATTTATTAATCACATTGGTGATATATTGGTTATATTGTTAGATGAAAAAATGAAAGAACGAGAAGAGGAAGGCTTGACTTTAGATGATGACTAATGTATAATAAACACATTAAATTAAACGAGATTGCATGAGCGAAAGAATCGAAACAACAGCGATTAGAAATCTAATCCACAATGAAGAATATTGTCGTAAGGTCTTACCTTTTATCAAAGAAGAATACTTTGTCGATAGATTAGAAAAGTTATTGTTCACAGAGATTTACAAGTTTGTCAACAAGTATAATCAGTTGCCAACGAAAGAATCTCTATCGATTGAAATCAACACAAACAAAGGCATCACAGAAGATGAGTACAAGAAACTCACAGGCATTATTTCTGAACTCACTCCAGAGCCAATCAACTTAGATTGGTTGGTTGAAACAACAGAAACATGGTGTAAAGACCGTGCGATTCATAATGCAATTCTAGGTGGCATTCAAATTATTGATGGCAAAGATAAAGAACATACACCAGAATATTTGCCAGAGATGTTATCAGAGGCATTATCTGTATCGTTTGACCAGAAAGTAGGGCATGATTATCTACTTGAATCAAAAGAACGATTTGATTATTACAATCGAAAAGAAGAAAGACTTGAACTTGATTTAGATTTCTTCAACAAGATTACACGAGGTGGCATTCCATCTAAGACTTTGAACATCTGTCTTGCAGGTACTGGTGTTGGTAAGACCATGTTTATGACTCACCTTGCCTCATCTGTTTTACTGCAAGGTAAGAATGTATTGTACATCACTATGGAAATGGCAGAAGAAAGAATCGCAGAACGAGTTGATGCTAATCTATTGAATGTCGGCATGAGTGATTTAGAAGAACTGCCGTACAAGATGTATGAAACAAAGATTAACAAGTTACAAAAGAAAACAACTGGTCAACTCATTGTAAAAGAATATCCTACTGCTTCGGCTTCTGTTGCACATTTCAAAAATCTATTGAGTGAACTTGCAATGAAGAAGTCTTTCAAACCAGATATTGTTTTCATTGACTATCTAAACATTTGTGCTTCGTCAAGATTCAAGGCAGGCGCTAATGTGAACTCATATACATATATCAAGGCTATCGCAGAAGAACTCAGAGGCCTTGCTGTAGAACAAGACATTCCAATATTCTCTGCTACACAAACTACAAGAAGTGGTTTTGTAAGTAGTGATGTTGGTCTTGAAGATACTTCAGAATCATTTGGTTTGCCAGCAACGGCAGACTTTATGTTTGCGTTAATCTCATCTGAAGAACTAGAAGAAAAGAATCAGATAATGGTTAAACAGTTGAAGAATCGATACAACGACCCAACGATAAATCGAAAGTTTATCATTGGCGTTGACAGGTCTAAGATGCGTTTGTATGATGTAGAACAACATGCTCAGACCGACCTAGTTGATAGTGGTCAACCCGACACATCAATTACAAATAAATTCACGCAAAAGATTGGTGAGTTTACAGACTTTAAAATATAACACAGGAGAAAATATGGCAATCACAATTGACAATGTAGAATATGATGAAACTACTTTAGATGCTTCAGTAAAGAACTCTATCGTACAGGTTCAACAATCAACGAATGCTATCGCAAAGTTGAAAGCAGAAATTCTTAATCACGAAATTCTAATTCAATCACATAGTAAAAACATCAAAGATGGTTTACCTGGTGATGAAGAAGCACCAACTGAAGCCGCTGATGTAGGCACACCAGACGAATAATGTTTGGTGTA